CATACTATATAGGAGCTTTATTGTCAAGAGCTTGTATGTTTGAATAGAGGTAAATTCCGTTTTTTCGTTCTTTTTAAAAGCATTAGACCCCATGTCTTTTTGAGTTTTTCTACCGCTTACAATCAGGAACGACCTTACAGACAGCACCACCTTGGAATGACCTCGATTCTCGTTACATCGCCGGTACAGTTGATGGTGCAAACACCCGGCTTGAGAACGGGAAACTCCGTACCCTTAACCTTATCGTTTTTGAGGATGGTGTCTTTGAAGCAGTTCATCAATTCACTGTCGATTTCAATGTACTCATCCAGATTGGAAATCATCATGCCACGGCCTTGGGGCTGTATCATTATTACCACCGTCCCGTTGCCATAGAGCTTGATATACGGTCGGCTCTCAAAGGCAGTCGGATTTGCAATCGTCAGTTCAGAACTGTCAGCCGACACCGTTTCCTGCCCCGCATAGCTGTATTTATACGGCTTGCAGTTGAAGGTCACGGTAAAGCTGCCGACCTTGTTCAGCTGTTCCTCAATGTCCAGACTGCCGGAGATGACGCCGTAGCGGAAATACTCCGCATCGTAGGAGTCAGTAAGCTCATGGTATCTGTCCGGCTCGGAATACAGCCAGCCCTTGATGTCCCGCAGGACGGCGGCAAGGGCGGCTACGTTCTTCCGTGCGAGGAACACCGTGTAGCTCACCTTGATGTTGGCAAAGCGGCGGTTCGGATTGATGATGTCGCCGCTCCGACCGGGAATAGAGATGAACTCCGCAGCGTATTCCGGTGCGGAAAACACATCCTTTTTCTCAATATGCAGACCGAAATCAGCGGAACTGCGGCCGTTGTAGGTAAAATAGGTCATGCGAATACCACTCCTTTCCGCTGGGCGAACTGGTTCGCCGTTTCCATGACTTCGTTGGTGAGCTGACGGATATCCTCGCTACTGTAATTGTTGAAGGTGGCGATGTTCAGAGCGATGGTGAAAGCGGACGCCGCCTTGCCGACCACGCCGTCCACGGCGGAGCGAATCGAGCCGTTCACATCAAAGTCGGTGGGCAGAGCCGTCTGCATATCGTGAGCAAGGTCGCCCATGACGCCGTTGATGTCCTCTGCCATTCCTTCTGCGGCTTTGACCGCTTCATCGCCGTTGTCGTCAATGGAGCCTGCAAGACCCTTGACCAGCATTTCACCGACCCATGCCATCTCCTTCGAGGGTGAATGGATACCGAAGAAATCGCAGATACCGTCCCAGATGGAAGAGATCCACCCGGACACCTTGTCCCACAGCCATGAGGCAAGCTGGGTAATACCGCTCCACAGACCTTTTACGATGTTGCTGCCGATTTCTACGATTTTATACATCAGAGAGCCGAAGGCTTTCACGATGCCCGCAATGATCTGCGGCACAGCCTTGACGATCTCCACGATGATGGTGGGCAGGTTTTCAATCAGCGCAACGAACAACTGCACACCTGCCATGATGATTTTGTCGATATTCCCGACCAGTGCATTGACGATGCCGGAGATAATTTGCGGGATCGCCTGCACGATGGTGGTGATGATCTGCGGCAGGGCTTGAATGAGGGAAATCAGCAGGTCGATGCCCGCTTGAATAATGAGCGGTATCGCATTCAGCACAGCATTGATAATGCCATCGATGATTTTTGGGATGGCTTCCACGATCGCCATAATGATATCCGGCAATGCGGCAACAAGCGAGGTCAGAAGCTGAATGCCTGTCTCAATGATCTGCGGGATGGAGTCCAGTAAAAAGGTAATGATGCCGTTGATGATCTCCGGCAGAGCGGCGATCAGTACGGGCAGCGCATCGAGAAGTCCTTGCGCCAGTCCCGTGATAAGCTGCAGCGCAGCATCCAGGAGCATCGGCAGGCTGTTCACCAGTCCTTGCACGATGGTGACGATAGCCTGCACCGCTGCCGGAATGAGCGTGGGCAGCGCATCCGCAATGCCGGTCACCAGCGTGGACACCAACTGAACCGCAGCCTCAATAAGAAGGGGCAGATTCTCAATCAGCGTATTCACGATGGTCATGAGTGCGGACACCGCCGCCGGGATAAGCTGCGGAAGCAAAGAAAGCAGCGTTTCCAGCACCTGCGAGAACAGTTCGGTGACTGCTTCCAGCAGTGTGGGCAGCAGTTCACCCACAGCCGTCAGCAGGGCATCCAGCGCCGTGGGAAGAGCTGCCACGATGTTTTCAATGACCGGCGTGATGTTCGCCACCACGGTCTTGAAGGCATCCACCATGTTGTTGCACAGCAGCTCCATGTCAGCGTCCGCATCACCAAAGCCTACGATGAGGTTCGACACGGCGGATTTCAGTGCATTGACAGAGCCGGAAATGGTAGCTTCGGCTTCCTTGGCAGTTGTGCCCGCAATGTCCATGCTCTCCTGCATGACATGAATGGCTTCCACCACATCCGCATAAGAGGAGATGTCGTACTTGACACCGGATATTTTCTCCGCATCGGCAAGCAGTCGCTCCATTTCCTGCTTTGTGCCGCCGTAGCCCAGCTTGAGGTTGTCGAGCATCGTGTAGTTCTGCTTGGCAAAACCCTGATAGGCATTCTGAATGGAGGACATATCCGTACCCATCTTATTGGCGTTGTCGGACATATCCGTAATCGCCATATCCGCATACTTTGCGGCTTTTTCTGTATCGCCGCCGAGAGACTGGATCAGGCTTGCGGAAAATCCCGTGACCGTCTCCATGTACTCGTTGGCGGAAAGACCGGCCGTTTTGTATGCGTTGGCGGCGTACCGCTGGATCTCCTGTGAGGAGTCCTTGAACAGAGTGTCAACACCGCCGACCAGCTGCTCATAGTCTGCATAGGCGGCGATGACTTCTTTGCCGAGCTTCACGGCGGCGGCACCTGCGGCGACAGCTACAGCACCGAGCGCCACACCTACGGTTTTGAGAACCTTGCCGAAGCCTTCAAACTTACTGCCGGATTCCTCTGCAGCCTTGCCGCCCTCCTTGATAGCTTTTTCGTTTTCGTCCAACTCACGGGTCATGTCGTTGAGGGCGGCTTCGGCATTGTTGAGCTGGATTTGCCAGTTCTGGGTGCGGCGGTCGTTCTCTCCGAAAGAGGTGGCGGCATTCTGCAGAGCCTTGCGAAGGGTATCGATTTTTGTTGTCTGCTCATCGATCTCTTTTCGTAGCACCTTGTTCCGTGCGGCGAGTGCCTCCACGGATTTATCGTTTTTATCGAACTGAGAGGTGGCGAGCTTCATTTCGGAGCCGAGCACCTTGAAGGCCTGGTTGATATCCGCCAGTGCTTTTTTGAACTCTTTTTCCCCCTCAAGACCGATCTTCAGTCCGAAACTGTCTGCCATTCGCCGTCACCTCCTTAAATGCCGTCCGGGATAATATCGTCAATGTAGTGTTCGTGAGCAGGAATAGCCTGCCCGTTATACTGTTTGTGGCACTCCCACAGATCCAGCAGAAGTCCAAACGGCATCAGCCACACCTCATCTTGGCTGAGATGAAGGTGGGCAAGGCCGTAATAAAGAAGCCGGGTAAACAGCTCCGCATCGGAGACCGTTACCCGACTTGCGCGTTTTTTGCGTCTTTCTCACTTTCCACATTCCGCTTGGTACCCTTGTAGAGAGCTTCCGTAATAGCGGTTTTGTATCCGGCAAGGTCGAGGGGCGTGGTCAGAAGCTCCACCACATCCTCGGTGAGCGGCTCCTTGGGGTGCTCCTTGTCCTTGAGGTTGTGAATGAGGATGCTCTGATTTGCCAGAAGCGTGATAAGCCACACGATCTCTCCGATGGCCATTTCAAAGTTCTCGGACTTCATCAGCTTCTCGCCGAGGTTTTCCAGCCCGCCATAGCGACCGGCGATCTCCTTGGTGGCTTTGGTTGTGAGGAGCAACGTATACTCCTCGTCACCGATGGTGATGACTGCGGTTCTTTCGTTATCCATTGTGCGTTACCTCCGTTAACCCTGTTTTTCGGGTGTCGTGATATAGGTCGGCTCATAAACTTCCTTATACCAGCCCGTAATGGTCGCAGCGGTCACATCGCCCTCCAGTGCTTCCGCCTTCCACGGGTGCTTGCCGCCTGCATCTGCCTTGTTGCGGCGCAGAATGGTGCCTTCAATGGTCGGCGTGGAGAAGGTAATGCTGTCGCCCTTGGTGGCAAGGTTCGTCGCCGGAATACCGAATTTCACTCGGTACAGCCAGTAATACTTGTACTTGCCGTTGGACTTCTTGGCGCGGAAGCCCACCGCCACAGGGTCGCCGCCGTCCTCGGATGCGGAAATCAGCACCTTGTTTTTGTCGATGGTCGCACCCGTGAGGTCGGATGCCGCCGCAGAGCCGATATCATCAATGCCAAGGGAGAGTGTGCCGGATTTGAATTCCTTCACGATCTCCGAAGCGCCGTCATCGGCATAGAGCGTAGCCTCTGCCAGTTCCACCGAAAGGTCAGCGGAGATGGCTTTGGCAAGCTGGGACGGCGTGCCGTAGGTTTCCTCTCCGGCGTCATTCTCGGTGATTTTTGCGTAATACAGTCTGTCAAGACCAATCGTTGCCATGATTCATTCCTCCAGTTCGTAGATTTGCGCCACATCAATGGCGTAGTGATGGTAGCCGGTTTCGGCCTCAAAGCCGATGTACCGGCGGTCG